GACCCTGAAGTTCCATCTGAACCTGAAGTTCCATCTGAACCTGAAGTTCCACTTGTTCCTGTAGAACCCGAAGTGCCGCTTGTTCCTGATGAACCACTTGTTCCTGTTGTACCTGATGAACCGCTAGTTCCGCTTGAACCTGAAGTACCATCTGTACCACTTGTTCCTGATGTACCTGTTGTACCACTTGAACCTGAAGTTCCTGATGAACCGCTAGTTCCGTCTGTTCCTGAAGTACCACTTGTTCCTGTTGTTCCACTTGAACCTGATGTTCCAGAAGAACCACTTGTACCGCTAGTTCCTGTTGAACCTGATGTACCATCTGTTCCGCTTGTTCCGTCTGTACCACTTGTACCTGATGTTCCTGCTGAACCACTTGTACCTGATGTTCCTGCTGAACCGCTTGTACCTGATGTACCTGTAGAACCTGATGTTCCTGAAGAACCTGATGTTCCACTTGTTCCTGTTGAACCTGATGTACCTGAAGTTCCTGTAGAACCACTTGTACCACTAGTTCCATTAACGCCACTTATTCCTGATGTACCACTTGTTCCACTTGTTCCTGTCGAACCTGAAGTACCACTTGTTCCTGTTGAGCCTGATGTACCTGAAGTACCGTCAGTACCACTTGTTCCTGATGTTCCTGAAGAACCTGAGGTACCTGAAGAACCTGAAGTTCCATTTGTTCCAGAGTTTCCTGAAACACCACTTGTTCCTGAAGAACCGTCTGTTCCACTTGTTCCGTCTGTACCACTTGTACCATCAGTTCCTGATGTTCCGTCTGTACCACTTGTACCATCAGTTCCTGATGTTCCATCTGTACCTGAAGTACCACTAGTTCCTGTAGAACCACTTGTTCCTGAAGTTCCTGACGAACCTGAAGTACCATCCGTTCCACTTGTACCATCGGTACCTGAAGTACCATCCGTTCCACTTGTACCATCGGTACCTGAAGTTCCATCTGTTCCACTTGTACCATCTGTTCCCGATGTTCCGCTAGTTCCTGAAGAACCACTTGTACCATCTGTTCCCGATGTTCCGCTAGTTCCTGAAGAACCACTTGTACCATCAGTTCCTGAAGTACCATCTGTACCACTTGTTCCGTCTGTTCCTGAAGTACCATCGGTACCACTTGTTCCATCTGTACCTGATGTACCTGATGTACCACTTGTTCCTGAAGAACCATCGGTTCCATTTACGCCACTTAATCCTGATGTACCTGATGTACCACTTGTTCCATCTGTACCAGATGTTCCACCTGTTATTGTTACTGTAATATTTCCGTTTAAATCATCAGTTACTGACGCACCATTGAAAGTAATTCCTGAAACAGGAAAAACTGTTGTTGTGCCATCACTAACTTGTAAAGCCGAACCAGAGCCTGAAGTAATTCCTGTAATAGATACACTACTACCGTCACTATTATTAAGAGTTAACGTTGAAGAACCACTATCATAAGTTCCTCCCGTTACTGTACCTGTAAATCCTGTTATTGTAACAGTTCCACCATAATTGTTATATAAAGCCAAAGATGTTGTTGCAGAATAATATGTACCACCTGTAATAACAGTATCATTCATATTTGCAATCTTCCATCTTGCAGTTTCATGAGTCGCTCCACTAATACCTTCAATAGTTGACCCTGTCCAAGCATTAATAAATGCCTCACCTGCAGCAGTACTACTTTCACAGGTCCAAACTGTACCATCGAAACCTAATGCCCCTGAAATTTGTGCTGCGTTCCATAATGTTGGATAATCGTCAATCACATATTGATACGTTGTATCAGCAGATATAACATACACCATCATACCTAATCTTCTTCTTCCTGAAGAAATTTCATCACTATAAAGTGTTAAAACATTAGGTGATGAGAATGGTACATTATAATTAAATGCAATTGGAATTGTATTTCCTGAATACAATACACTTCCTTCTGTTCCTGGAGGTATTGTATATATTAAGTCTTGGTGTGAATAAACTTCCATGTATCCTCCGATGGAGAATACACTAAAATTTGTTCCCGTACTGTTGTCAAGAGCAACCCCGATTGGTCCTTCGTAAATTGTTCCTGCAAGTGGATTTTGATAGTTAAAGCTCATGGTCTTTTTTTCTTTTCTTTATTTTTATATTAAGGTGTTTCCTTTAAAGTAAATATTATTTACTGAGGCATTTATTCTAAATTCTGTAGAACCATATGTGGTATAAACACGGTATATTCCTTTTGGAATTGTGTTACCTGTATAGTTTACTATATTATTATAATATCCAGAGTTCATGTTTCTTGCTGTTAATGAATTTGGATTTCCTGCTGTATTTGTACCAACTTGAGTCATAATTTGACCGTTTGTCGCTCCTGTTGAAATGTACCAAGTATACCAAGCGTTTGATGGTGTAGTACCTGCAGGAACTTGTGTTGTTTGGAACAAGTAAGCTTGAATTGGATTACCATATGCATCGTTTCCACCTGATGTTGGAGAGATTGTACCTGTGATAATAGCTGGTGAGTTTCCACCCCATCCTGAGTAGTTCAAGTATGCATTAAATTGTTGGTTAAATGTTACAGAGTTTGCGGTAGTCGCTCCATTAATAAAGAATCCACGCCATGCTGAACCTTGAGATGCCATCCATCCATTAAAGTTAGCAGTTTGTCCTTGTGGTTCAATTGTCACATACGCCAATAATGCCGCTCCTGTTGATGACGGTGTTTGTGTCATTGTTGGAGTTGCTGTCTGAGTTGGACTTGCGGTATTAGTTGGTGTTTGAGTTACAGTTGGTGTCTGTGTCATTGTCGGTGTAACTGTTGCAGTTGTTGTAGCGGTTGGTGTTGCAGTTGCAGTTTCAGTTGGTGTTGGTGTTAATGTTGCCGTTTCAGTTGCTGTCGGTGTTGGAGTAGCTGTTGTTGTAGCTGTTGGTGTTAAAGTTGCGGTTGTTGTAGCTGTTGGTGTTAAAGTTGCGGTTGTTGTTGGTGTCGGTGTTAATGTTGCAGTTTCAGTTGCTGTTGGAGTTAATGTTGCCGTTGGTGTCGCTGTTTCAGTTGGTGAAGGTGTTTGGGTCATTGTTGGTGTAACTGTTGCGGTTGTTGTTGCAGTTTGAGTTGCAGTTGGTGTTAATGTCGCAGTTGAAGTTTGAGTTACACTTGGAGTATTAGTTGGCGTGACACTTGGAGTTGGTGTTGGAGTTTCTGTATTGGTAGCAGTATTAGTTGGAGTTGGAGTTGGAGTTTCTGTGTTAGTTGCGGTATTAGTCGGAGTCTGTGTTGGAGTTTCTGTAGGCGTGTTTGTAGGAGTCTCACTTGGAGTCTGTGTTGGAGTTTCTGTATTGGTTGGAGTTACTGTAGGCGTATTTGTAGGAGTCTCACTTGGTGTATTTGTAGGAGTCTCACTTGGTGTATTGGTTGGAGTTTCTGTATTAGTTGGAGTTACTGTAGGAGTATTTGTAGGAGTTTCACTTGGAGTCTGTGTTGGAGTCTCAGTTGCAGTTGATGTAGGTGTTTCCGTGTTAGTCGGAGTTACTGTAGGTGTGTTTGTAGGAGTCTCACTTGGAGTCTGTGTCGGAGTTTCACTCGCTGTAGGTGTTGGAGTTTCAGTATTAGTTGGAGTTACTGTAGGAGTGTTTGTTGGAGTTTCTGTGTTTGTTTGAGTATTTGTTGGTGTAGAAGTTTGTGTTGCTGTTGGTGTCGCCCCAGGAGTTCCTGTTGGACTATTTGTTGGCGTTTGTGTATTTGTTGGTGTAGAAGTTTGTGTTGCTGTTGGTGATGGTGTAATTGATGGTGTTGGTGTTGGTGTAACATCAAATACTGTTGTACCTGTGTTTGCGGAATAATCATATCCCGTTCCACCAGAAACAGTCGTAGTGAATGCAGTTAAACTAGCAGTTTGATTCAAATCAACATATAATCCATTAATAAATGTTTGAGTAAATCCTGAAATTTGTCCTGATGGAATAACAACTGTTACGTTTTGCGTAATTGGGCTTCCTGTTGTTGTTTGTAAAATTGCATTAAAATTGACAGATACATTAGTATCAACTGTGTAAGTCGCATTTGCAGAATAACCCGCACCAATCGAACCTGAGAAATAATAACCATTAACAATGATTGGGTTGTAAACTTTTGGTGTTGGTGACGGAGTTTGTGTTGGTGTTGCAGTTGGTGAAGGAGTTACACAAGCTAAATTAACAACAACTCCATTGAACATGTCGTTTCTTGTTACACTAGAATAATAAATTGAATTGTCTACAAAAACATTAAACGGGCCTAAGGCATTAGAATTAGACGCAAGTCTTACAATGTATGAAGTACACCCAGTTACCGTGAGTTGTTGTTCGATTTCAGTACTACAACCAGGCGCATTATTTGTTACGAGAATAGAATATGTAGACATCCGCAGTTTTTATTAAATAAATACCGCAACTATCCTATTTCCATTCTTACATTTATAAAAAATATCTGTTATTCTTTTTTTACTTTAAATTATACTAAAACTACAAGATGGGTCTGTCGAATAAATTGAAAAATTACAGTTAGCCTCTTGAATATCCATATTAACAATACAAGAAGCCATTTCGATAGTAATTTGAAATGTGCAACCAAATGTACAATCTAAAAGTTTGAATATTGAACAGTTGTTGGCATCCACCAATGTCAATAATATCTGAGGAGCGGTGTTGAATATAGAGGGTATTGTGGTATTGTATTGAACCGTAGGCGGCACAGGCCCAGAACTTATTGTTCCAAGTAATGTTTGGTTATTTCCATAAACATCTGATATGTAAACACTAATGGGATATGTACCCCCAGATATGTCTGTAATTCTTACCTGTGTCATTTTAAGCACATTATATCATAAACTATAACTAAATCGATAATAATTTCTTGTCCTTGTAATGAGGTATTACTTCGACTTGTTTCAATAGTTATTTGGTTATTTAATTGGTCAATCGTTACATTACCAACACCTGGTATACTCAATAACAAATCTTTGACCGTATTATAGTATTGATTGTCTGTTGGAGCACTTACTAATGATGTTGATGTAAAGAATGTTTGGCTAGTACTTAAACCTAAAGGACTAACCGAAACTTTTGCAGTAAACGTCGCATTAATTAAATCACAACTTGTGTTACCTGTAGTTAAATCATAAAATCCTTCGTTCAACATTTGTAACAATCCATACTTAGTTGGTGATTTGATATTAAACACTTCAGCACCCATTACATATGTTTGATACGATACATAATTTGTGTTACAATTAATTGATGTTGTTCTAGTTAAAGAACATGAATTACTATCAACAACCGTTAAACTATATGTTCCAGCGGTTAAACCTGAAACTTGTATTTGTTGTGGTTCATTTGGAACATTGTCAGACCAATTAAAATTAAATGGAGGATTACCTGATGTAATAAATGCCGTTATTGTACCACTACCACCGTCCCCACAAGATGTACTATATAAAGAAAAATCTAACGGTTGGCTATATGGTACATAAACATTTGCTGTTTGAGTACATCCGTCAGCATCTGTGACAGTAACTACGTGAGTTCCTCCTGAAATATTATTAAAAGTAGTTGCCGTTAAATTTGTGTCAATTATATTATACAATCCATCAACAGAATAATCTAATGGTAAAGTGTATCCTGTAGTTGTTGTAATTTGAATTTGACCATTACGTTGATTACATGAAGTTGAAACTGCGTTTGTTGAAATTGTAAATTTGTTTTCCGCTATTATTGTTACTTCTTGAAAATATGAACATCCTGTACTATCTTGAACAGCAACACCATAAGTACCTGAAGTTAAATTTGAAAATAACTGTGTTGTTTGATTACTACTGATATTCAAAGTATCACCATTAGGATAAATTAATGTATAAACAAAAGGTATTGAACCTCCATTGACTGTAACGGTGATTTGTCCATTATTACTTGAACAAGTTGAATTTAATGAATTTATATTAACTGAACTAATTCCTTGTGGTGTAACTAAAGTAGTTCCTGCAACAAATTTACAAAACGCCGCATCGGTTACTTGAAAATTAATATTACCTGAAGATAATCCTGAAAGAGTATATGAAGTGTTGTACGATATTAAAACGTTTCCTGTTGAAGCAGAATAATAAAACGGAGCAGTTCCTCCTGTTACAGTTAATGTAACTACCCCATCACTTGAAAAACAAGTTGGTTGTGTAACTGAAAAAGTACCAAAACCTAAAGGTTGTAGACTGTCAACTGTTGCTGTTTGAGTTAACACACATCCATATGCGTCAGTAACTTGTACAGAATATTGCCCTGAAGTTAACCCCGTAATAGTTGACCCAGTTTGAGCATTACTCCACAAGTATTGATATGGTGCATGACCCGTAATACCTGTCACGGTTATTTTACCCATTGGTATTCCTCCACAAGATGTATTTGGAACACTATACAAACCGAAACTTAATGGTGTTGATTCATCAATAATAAAACTTTGGCTTTGCCCTGTACAACCGCCCAAATCTAAAACAGTCATATAGTAGGTCCCTGCAGTTAAGTTGCCAAAAACCACGTTTGCTTGACTTGTTGTTGCCGACTGTGAAAATGTACCATCAGAATGATATAAAAAATAACTGTTTGACGAATACACCGAACTCGATGAACCTGTTACAGAGCCATTGTTTAATGCACATGTTGTATCTTGAACACCAAGAATACTTGCACAAACTCCGCTAGATATTGGTATATTAATGTATAAATTTTGATTGACGGGTAGCGTACTATCATTTACCCTTACATTATAAACACCAGTTGATAAATTTGTTTTAGTAATTGAACTAAAAACATTTATATCGGTTGGTAATGATGGCGAAATCCATTCAACGGTGTAAGGCGTTACCCCTCCTGACAAATACAATGTTGCAATACCTGTATTAGTACTTTGACAATCTCCTGTTACTGATAAAAAATAATTAAATGACATTATTGATTGTTACAATTTATACTAATGTTTATTCCTGTATTTAATGAAAGTGTTTCTCCTTTATTTCTTTCAGTACAAGTTAAACTTGTTATGGTAAGAACATTACCGTTCAAGAAATAAGTATACCCATAATCATATAACTCAGGTAGATATTGAATTAAGGCGTTTCTCCATTGTCTGTTTGTGGGTACATCAGTATATCCATAACCATAATAGAATGGTTCTGATATTAATACGTCACCTCCTATTCTTAAGTCAACATACCAAGAAGTTTGAACTGAATTTTGAACACAATCATTTAATGTTAAACCACTTGACGCTAACATATTATTAATTCTATTTGCCAAAATACTATTGAAATTACTTACATTAGTATCTCCGTTCAACCATGGGTAAATGTTAAAGTCAGTATAATCAGTTGTACAGGTATAATCAAAAATGTTTGAAATAATATAACATGGGTCAACAGGTACTGGTATGAATTGACATCCTCTTTGTCTTCTATAAACAAACTTTTGTTTATGTAAAATTGAATTTTCTAATTTGACCCCTGTATTCCAAATAGTAGTTGCAGGCACCATTTGTTCAACCAGTTTCATCCAATAAGGACCAATACCATTAACATAGTCAATTAACTTTTGGTAAGTATACTTGTTATTTGGTAATCCAACTGTTTGTTCTGATTCAATGTATTTCCACCAAATAGATTGTAATGTTGGGTAACCACCAGTCTTACCATCCGTTATGTATTGTCTATTTCTAACATTAATCATATTTTCCCAAAACGTTTGAGAAAATTCAAAGAATGTTTTTTTCTTTGGCTTAGGGTCAACATAAGTCCAATCAACTCCCCCTGGCACAGGGTACCCAACTGTAAGCCCCGATTCAGGGAATGGATAATCATAAGTTCTCGATTGATTCCAAACGTCATACACAAGTCCTTGGGATGGGTTCAAGAATAAATCCACATTCTTAACGTTTAATACAAGTTTTTCATTATCAACATAATAATATGCATTGTAATCAGCATTAACCGATACTCTTATTTTATTATCTTCTTCTAACCAAGATTTATTATTGTCCACAACTTTCTGAAGTTTGAATCCTTCAGTCATATATGGAAAATCTCTAAATCTATTTAGATATGGTTGTCCATATGTAAATGGTTGCAGTTGAGTTTGAACATCGTAGTTTTGTCCTGTATATACGTTTCCCGTAATAACAACTTGGTCAGGACTTCTATGTTGTGGTGTTGTTTCATACCAACCCGAACCTAATTGAAAAAAGTAATCTTCAGTGTTAAGTGGCGCTTTAGGAAATCCTTCTTTATCCATAGGGTAATCAACCAATCTAATTGAAACATCTTGATAGGTATTTGTTGAAGTATATCCTGTATATATTTTTCCTTTTATTTTGTAAGTACTACCAGGTAAATATGAAGGACTACTCTGAACATATGTCCCTCCAGATATTGCTGCCCATTGTGTATAGAATTGGTCTAAATTAATTCTTTGGTCTGCAAGATATATATGTTCATTAAATTCAATTAAAGATTCAGGTGCACCAATTAATCTCATCATAAACTCAACTGACCTTCTTGTTCCTTTAGATTTGAAAAGATATGCTGCGTTTAATATTAAATTCCTGTAAAACGAATAGTTTAATTCAGTTGGCGTAAGTGCACGAGCATAACCTGGATATGTTGGTGTTGAGGTGTTACCAAATACAGATGCTAAAAAATCTTCATTTGTAATTGGTGAAAAATTTGAAGTCCATCCTAATGTTTGGGCTAAATTAACAAGAAGTTGTGATGGTATATCATTTTCAGGATTATAATTAACTGAATTCATATACGCTAATGCATCAATAAATTGTTTGATTTGGTCAAAACTTCTACCATAAATTTGAAATATTTTTTCAACTTTTTGTCCTAAAGTATCAAATTCTTTTAATGAATCTGTGACTAAAAATCTTGAGATTAAATTAGTTTTAAATGAGTCTAAATTAACTGCAATGTCTTCTAATTTTGCCAAGTAATCGTCAAATAAGAATGACCTTATGTCTAAATTCCAAACCCCATCTTTTGGCCATGTAACTTGTTGATAAGATGTATAGTATTGACCATCCTCGTTTTGTTGTGGTACTTGGAATATTGCCGTATATTCAGGTCTAACTAATCTGTTAACCAAAAACTTTTCGACTTCATCAAAAGTTTCAGCAAACACTCTATCAACAACAAAATCATTTGGTCTTATTTGATAATCATTATACACCGTAGTAGCAGTTGTTCCAAAAGGTGCCCCTGATACATAAAAAGCAATGTAACCTGAACTTAAATTATCGGATGGTTTAAAAGATACAACTTTATAGATATTATCATTGATACTAATACAATAATCCAAATAAGTGTTATATAAATTTCTATATGGTGAAACTGTTATTTCTCTGAGATTAAGATTGGTTGCGGCACTAACTGAATAATCAATATTAAAAGGATTATTAATTCTATCAACATCTACTTCAAAATAAGTTTCATCAGAAAGTGAATCGTATTGAATATTTGTTGCTGTCGCGGCTGTTACAAATTCTAAATTTTGAAATTGAACATCTAAAGAAGCGGGAAAATAGTTAATAATTTGAGTTACAGAAACTTGAAATCTTTTTGCTAATGAACCATACATAGAAAAATTCAAAACTTGTGACACATCATAGTTTGGATAAACTCTGAATTGTGTCGCCATGATTCTTCTACTTTGAGTCAAGTCATCAATATCTAAATCACTTAAGTTAACAGGTTCAGAAAACGCTCCAACATTAAATTTTCTATTAACCTTTTCTGTTACACTTGTTGTAAATTCAAAATTACCTTGCGTAAGTCCACCACCTTGAACAGTTTGTAATCCTACAATATTGTCCGAGAATGTTGCCGCACCACTACCAGGTCTTGGTGGATAAAAATATTTTGTTGTGTTTATTGTTACCGCCATTAGCTAGTTATATTTGTAAAGTTTTTACTGAAATCAATATTATTACCTCTGCTTTGTCTAACCTCGTATAACAATGCATTAAATTGGTCTCTAATCTCATACAAGTTGTATTGTCTGTAGATATTGTTTGCAGAGTCATAGATTGTGTAAATACCGTCATCAATAGATTTAGTTTGATTACCGTAAAGGGCAATTGCAAGAGATGAAATGTCATATTCAACCATTTCAACTTCTACAGTAACAGGATTAAAAAATGTATTTGTTATTATAATATTTTGGTTAGGTTGTCCAATAAATGGAGTCGCATTTGGTTTGTTTGTTGGTGATGATGATGGTGAAAGTGTTAGGAATAACAAATTTGAATCTCCGTCTACATACCTATATCTTATAGATTTTTGTGTTGTATTAACCTCATTTGTAACCACTGGTTCACAGAAGAAACTTGAAGTAACCACTCTAAAGAAATTTGGTATTTTTGAACCGTCGGGATTTAAGTATTCAATTCTGAATCCAACTAATCCTTGAGCAACAAAATTATTTTGATATTGTGTTGGCACGTTTGTAATGTCAATTACAATTCCTTTTACGTTTGGTAATGCACTCAATACACCACAATCGGTAATACTTGTTCTGATTTGAGCAGGTCTTATATATAAGGTGTAAATTCCAAGAGCGTTGAATTGATTTGCTGGCAATGTTAAATTGTATAATCCACCTAAAACTTCAACTCCAGCGTTTCCTCCTGTTTCTGTATTATTAAAGTATGGTCTCAAAATTGTTTGCGCATCCAAAGTTGTTAGTACGAATTGGTCTGTCGCATCTCTTGTGGGTGTGTAATTCATGATTATTTCAACATCTGCTGGTGAAACATCACTCGGTCTTATTGTACCATATGAACCTATTGCCATGTCTTCTTTATTTTATAAATAGTTTATATCTTTTTTTCATTTATTTAACAGCTCGATTTATTACATTAAAAAATCCATATCCGTAATTTATCATATCACCAAGATTATCTACCTCTCCAAGTCTTTGTACTCTTTCATAAGCACTATTTTTACCTCTTTCAACAAAAACATTTGTTTGTATTTGCGCTTGGTCAATAACTTTTAATAAAACCTCATCTTTAGTGATAGGAACCGCAGTTAAATTATTAGTTGTTAATCCTGATGATTGTTCAAAGAATATTGTTGTACCATCTGAATAATCATAATAGTCTATTCCTGTTATAGTGTAAGCAGTAAATACAGTATTAATATTTGTAATAGTGCCCCATATTTGACCGTTATTAATTATTGGTAATCCAATTCTTTGTTGAAGTGTTGGCGTACCATATGGTTTTAATTCATTTATTCTAGACTTAGTTATTCCTGAAATTGTAAACGGAACAGTAACGTAGTTATTTGAGGTTTGGGCTGAAACTTCATTAATTGCATCTCCCGAAAATATATAGTCATAAGAAATTGCGGTTCCAACCCAATTTCCTGTAGAAGGCATAAAGAACGCTTCACCTTTTGGATTATAAACAGTGATATTTGTATACGGTACATTAATAGTTTTAGATACTTTAGTAATTCCCCAAGGATTTGTTTGTTCTAAAGTAATAGTATAACTCTTAGTTGCTTTTGGATAAGTATGACTTAAATAGTTTGGAGCGTAGGTTGTGATTGTTTGTTTTGGCGAATCGTCCCCCCAATCTACTTTATATGCCGATAAATCAAGAAATTTTTGAAATTCACTTGAGGTATTATAAATGTCATAAACATATGGGTTTGTTGTTGTAGATGAGAATATAAAGTTAGTGACAACGTCTTTTTGTAAAACCGCACCATCAAATGGACTATAGTATCCAACATCTGTTGCTGTTTGTCTTAATAAAATAGGAACCGACAAATTTGTTAATAGTGAAGTACCATTAGGTCCAGAACTAACTACTTGTGTCATAGCAGAGTAAACTCCAACAGGAGTACCATTGTAGTTGACTACAGATAGGTCTCCTTTGATGTTCTCGGGTGATACTATGATGTTATAATAATCTTGCATTATATCGGATTTACATATTCATACCATTTGATTGGTATTGTGGTTCCAACTCTTTTGTTGTAATTCACACTAAACTTGTTTATATCAAATACTTGATAGTTTTGTTTCGCATAATCTATCTTGTACTGATAATAGAAATACATTTGATTATCAAACATGTATCTATTACCACTATCTAATGTATTACTTGATTGCGGTAAATTCATCATTTTAGTGAATTTGCCAGTTTTGGCATTATAGAACTTTGCAGTAACATAAAAAGTATCGATATTCAAAAAATTTCTTTTCTTTAACCAATACATAAAAAACCCTTCTTTATCTCCAATATAATCTAAAATAAATTTTGGTTTTTTGACGGAAACTGTTGTTCTTTGCATTTGAGTATCCATTTTTAAACCCTGTTGTGTTGGTAATATTATTGTTAAATAATTAATTTGTCTTTTTTCATCAGAAGTATCATAGAAATCCAATTTAAAAAATGAATTTGTAAAATTGTTTGAATAGTAATACAATTCTTGTGGTGTAAATCCTTCACTCATATAGTTAACTGTCCAATTATTTTCATCAGTCATAGTTCCTCCTGAGTAAAAATAAAATTCATAATTAACTTGCGTATTATCTGTCGTTCCTGTTTCAGGCGCATGTGGAAATCTTGTAACCTCAAAATCATTACCCTTACCAATTACTTGAGTAATCATGTCTACTTCATACTCATCTATAGCCATGTCTAATCCAAGGTAATCCCAATTTAACTGTACAGGAATATTAACAACCTTATCGGTTGCACCATCTTGTCTTATTACAAATTTATTCACATCCATCAATTAAAGGTTTAATTGAAACGTCAACCCCTTCAAGGCTTTCGTTATAGTTTATTCCTTCAGGTATTAATCTAAATATAACTTCCGCAAATGGGTATTGAGAACTGTTCAAATATGGATAATCAACACCTCTATTTAAACTATCTTTAAATCCATATGTATATAAATCTCTCCACATAAATTGTTGGTTCGCACTTGAATAAAAAGCATAACTTGGGACTCCATCAATAAAATTGACAGTACCTGTCTCCACATAATCTGAAAATACTCTTAGTGTCATCAAATTGTGTGGTTTATAATAATAACCAGGTGGATTTGAATCCGATACATTAGTAGTTTGAAATACGTTTTGATTGAATTTTATTTTTTGATAGTAGGGTGAGACCACTCGTTCTATTTGTTCAAAATCATTCCATTCACAAACATCTCCATCAATAAAATTATCTTTCTTCAAATCAAGGTTATAATAAAAAGTTTTAGTTGCACCATTTGTTAATGTATATGCCGATGTTTGAATGTTTGTATTTGAAGCGTCATTAGTTGATTTCCACCAAGGGTTTGTTTTTTTAGTAAGATTAAATTCCCAACCTTGCTTAATCCCAATTCCGTTATAGGGTAAATTAAAATATCCAGAATACCCCTTATTAATAATAGTCAAATATAATTGGTTGATAGGTCTTTTTTGATTATCTTTCAATCCTGCAAATTCCAAATCGTAATTTGAAGTTAAATTATACACATTACTACTAGTCTTTTGTGATATTCTTGATACGTTGTTTGGCGTAATTGAGCTATACTCAAATTTTTTTTCTTCAGAAAAAACATTTCTTTCAAATCCCGCTTTTGTAATTGCAAGGTCTTCGACGTTTGTAATAACTTTATGTTTTCTTATATAATATTTTGAAGTCGTTTCCGTTAAATTATCAGGATTGAGTACTCTTTTGAATGTACCTGTAACCCCATTATTAAATGTTGTTCCTGTGTATCCAATATTCAACACTGTAAAGACATAAGGCGAACTATCAAATAATCCATTACCTATCGAATAAACTTGAAATATATTTGAATTCCTATATGTTAAAGACAATTCAACATATTCCCCAGGAGTAAGTCCGTGTGATGAAATACAATTAAACTCAACAACACTATTTCCATTTTGAGTACCATTCGAAATAACAAATGGTATACCATCCCCAACTTTCCAAGTTATATTATTTGTGTCTGTAGTATAATAAGACATTTGTCTTGTATAATCATTTTCAACAGGGTAAGTTAAATAATACGTCCAATTATATGTATAAGCACTCTTTGATTTATAGTTGAAATGTTGGTCTTGAACATCAGGTCTATAAAAGTCAAATTCATAATATTGTGGGAATCCTTTCCATGTTCCCGTAACCGTTGAAACATCAGGATTGACATAATAAAGATTATATTGAAACGGCAAATAAGTGGTTGTCCCTGTATAAACATTTGCATACAAGTAACTTACTTTAAAGGTTGGTCTGAATATTGTGCAACTTTGTCTTTCATCATCATAAATTTGTGCAAGATTAATTGTCGCACTTCTATCATATTCTGTGAGTTGTTGACTCTGTTCTTCAAGAGTTAATGTGATTTCTTCATTTACCGAAGGAGCCCCTTTATATTTTAGATTACTAGGTATGATTGTGTACTTATTCATCTACAGAATATTTTTGTTTAAATTTATCCAAAGCACTTTCTCCTTTAATAATTCCAAAGTAAAAATGATTTGGTGCTCCAACTAAAAAATGAGATGAATATGTTCCACCAGTCGGTGTGTATGAATAATTTAAATTATCTAAAGTTAAACCAACGTTTGCAGGGTCTAATTTCACGTTAAAGATGTAACCTCTAGCTAAGGTGTCAGATACATTTGCGTTACCACTATTAATCATGTAAGTTGGTGTATTCACATTTCTTCTATCTAAAGATTGGTAGTTGTTTGAAAAAATTCCAGTTGTATTGACATCTGAAGAATATGTGGTCTTCCAACTATTTTTTTCAGTACCAAACACTCCACTTAAAGGATTATCTTTTATTTCCCACTGATAAAATGGGACTCTTTGCGATTTAATACCATAAGGATAAGTTATAGCATTTCTATTATTTTGTGGTCTAAAATCAATTACTCCTGGAGATAAAAAATCTTTATTTTGTAAATCAACTGTTGTTGAAGAATAATAAATTGCCAAAGTAGGGTTGATTGCCAAATCACCGTAAATTTTTACAGGTGAACTTCCTCTACCATCTGATTTATAAAACTGAGGTGAGAACGGAATTACTCCATATTCAGAATTTATTGACATCATTTGAGCTAAATCTCCGTCAATTCTTTTTTCAGGTCTCGAAAATAATTGGTCTAAATTATTATTACTATTTAAAGATAAAATTTGTTGCAAGAATCCTTCGTCAGTTATTCTTGAAATAACAAATAGATTTACTAAATCAGATGTATCAGAATAACTCGTTGAATTAAGAGTTTTCATTATATAACCTTTAACAGAAGCATCAAAAATAATTTCTTTATAAAAGTCGTCTTTAATACCTAAATTAATAACTGTTGTTGGATACAATAAATTTCTTTTGTTTACAGGTAATGTATCACTTGTTGTTGGTCTTCCACAGAAATTACCTGAATTTATCAAATAGGGTGAACTTCTATAATAAAAATTATTACTTTTATTATCAAAATAGACAACCGCTTTTGGATATTCTGGCTCCATTGGTTTATTTTTACTATCATAGTATGTATCAACTTGAATTGGAAATGCATATAAAGAACCATTTACCCAATTGTTAACAAAAGATTGTGAAAGAACTCCCCTACATAATCCATAAAAAAATCTAAATCTAAATCCCCATTCCGCAAATGTTTTTAAATCTTTAGTCAAATCTTTCAATGGTTTATTCATCATTATGTAGCATCCATTCTCTACAACATCACTAGCCTGACAACCTAATTTGACGCCAAAATCAACACTATTACCACTATAACAATTTAATCCCACCATTTTGGAACAAGTATTCAAAGTTTCTATGACATTTAATGACGCCACTTGCCCTCCAATATTTGGACTAACTTGACCAGCCCCCGTACTAAATCCAGCACTTGTAAAAACACCTCCTGCCGATGATATTGAATAAACCGCAAATCCTAAATTTTGTTGTAATAAACTCACATTATCAGTCCACCCATTTTTATTATCAGTATAATCCGAAGAAGGTAATCTATCTGTTCTCATAACTAATTTTGAACTATTTGTTATTTGAACTTGGCTTGTTCCTGTATATTTTGGATATAAATTTGGACTATAGTATTGTTGGGCAGGAGCTCCGTTGTATTTATAATACATCCATTGTCCATTAATTTGCCATCTTCCTTTTCCTCTTCCACTTCCAGGTCCTACATAAAATGTATAAGTTGTATAATCCCCCACCATAACACCAGCTCCAGATAAATCTTCAGACAAACTGTAATTATCGTTAGAATTACTACTAAATATGCCATAATATCTATTACCACTCCCATATGAGTTAATACCTGCTGGTTGTGATGCAACTCCAGTTGTATTATCAAAATTAAAATTTATTTTTAAATTTGTATTAATTGTTGAATCCAACGCCCCATAATACCCAACGTTGTCTGTTGAGAATTGATTCCATGCCGTACCATCAGCATAGGTTCCTCCGTTGGTTCCTGGTGTGTATAAATAATTTGAGTAAAAAATATTATTTTGATTTCCGTGATTTTGTACAGAAGCACCTCCACTTGATATTGGTTGTATGGGTATATTTAACCTTGTACTTGCAGTAATAACCACATCATCTTCATTAGTATATCCTAATATTTTACCAATACCATATTTGTTTATATATTGTGGTGAGTATGGGTCAACACCTCTTTGTAAAATTACAACTTTTTGAGTACTAAACTCTGTAAACGTACTTGTTGATATTGATTGTTTTGGAATTATTGGCCACCATCCTTCCCCCTCAATTTCGTTCCATGGTTGAATTACGTTTGGCGCGTTCAATGCTCCCCAAAATCCAGTTGTTCCATCAAAATTAGGATTGGTGTAAACAACTTGCCCATTTACAAGTTTTGTTGTAATTGTAATTGCAGTTAATACTTGATAATATTCTATATCTGAAGGATAAATGTATCTTTGAACTGAATCACCACTTGCCGTTATATTATAAACTGCAGTACCTCCTAAAGTGCTAATGGTAATGCCACTAGTATTTGTAATTGTTTTAGTACCTTGGGTAAGTGTACCTCCATCAACTAAATCATTATAACAATTTGAATATGTTATTGTGCCCGCACTTACAACGTCAATTGTAACACTATCCACACAATCAGACTGAACAATGGGTAAATTATAAACAACCGTTGATGCGGGCCCTGTTTGTGTGGTAGCATAATTGACGTTAATTGGGCCTCCGTGTAGATTTGATTTACCAACAATCCCATTAATTACGTTTCCTCCAATACTTGTTTGTCCTGTCCAACGATAATTAACATCTTTGGATTTTGTTGGTGAAACAAACGTTAATAAATCACCAGCATTTACATCAAAAGGCGATAATATTGTTAAAGTATTATCATAATGAGATGTTGATATATTTCCAGGTAAATTGAAAGTAACTTTTATTTTATTTTCTCCATCAAAATATTTTTTTCTTGTGTTGTAGATATTGATTCTTTCTCCTGGTGGTAATGAATATCCAACTGTAAAAATTCTCATACCATTTGGTTCACTAATTGCAGTACTTTGATTCAGTTTAAACAATTTAGGATTATTACTTTTTGACGCATATCCCGCGACTGCGTCAGATTTACTAACCGCAATTACTGTATTATAATCTTCGGCACTATCTCCTTCATTAACAACACAATTTGCAGGATAATGGAGGTTCCATCCAACATTATTTGTACCATATTCACATGGTAAAGTCGATTGATTAGTTGTTATATTTTCAATATAAAAATTAGGGTTAGAAAGTTGACTTAAAAACCCTGGAGCTGGTGGCATCTCAGTTGCGTCTTCTCCACCTTGTTGTGTAGTTTCAGGAACGCATTCGCATGCTTGACAATCGGGGTATTGTATCATTGGTAGTTTTATTCTACCAAATTTGTATGAAACAATATCTTTAAATTTGAGAGCTAAAAATAATGCAATTGCTGACCACAAAAGACCCTTACCAACAAACGGTGCAATTAATAATAACAATCCCCAAGAAAAAGCTCCCGCACCTGACGCTGCGGCAATTGCTAATGAAAATTCAAAAGCGGCGTTAGCCGCAAATTGTAAAATAAAATACGCAAGAATAACTACCGCAAAGTTATTCCATAAAAACGCAATAAAATGATATACAATTAATAATGGTAATCCGACTAATTGTATAACTTGCATAAGAATCGCAAATATAAAATACAATAAATCAAAATTTCTAAACCCATCATTTACAGGAAATTTATTAATCGTACTTGCACAATCCTCACTATCAATTTCTTTAATACCTATAAATCTACCTTTGACACCATTTTTAAACTCGTCAATTAGTCCTGCCACTGTATATACTCTGTTAAAATCAAATTGATAAAATGTATCTTGACAATCAATTTTTTCATTTAATAAATTACTTACAACAGTTTTATCTGTAAATCCTTGTGTATACCCTGACCAGTCTAAACCAAAATAATAAGAGGAACGTTGCCTTGTTTTAGATTGTGAATCAGCATTTGAGTTACTTGGGTCGGAAGAAGATGTTACCCACCCATATTCTTTTATATTTGGAACCAAATAATATGGTCTTCTAACTTGTTCAGTCAAAGAATTTGGTTGGGACCATTTAATTTTGAACCTATATTTCCCTTTTGTTGGTATACCAACTGCAGGGTCATTTGATAATATTTTTTCACCAAACTCATTTGTTATAACATAGTCTAAATTCATCGGTAATTCTGTCAACCATGTACCATTACCATCTATAATATTACCTCCCTGTTCTAACTGATGTTGTTCCAATATTGGATTTCCATTAGAGTCTTGCTGTATTGTTTGTCGTATTGCCAAAATTTGTCCAGGTCCTGCAATTAAATTACAAAGGTTACCCATATTATCTCTTGGTTTTGGAGGAAAATCAACTCCAAATAAACTTTCTGACCTTAATCGATATGTGTCTGAGGTTGAGTACATCGACCCCATAAAAACTGAAGTTGGCTGAATATCAATATTTGCATCATCTCTTAAATCAAAGTCTAATCTACAAACCGCAATTTGGCAAGTTTCAGGGTCTCCCCACAATGGAGTTACTTCAACTTGTTTAACTAAAGAGACTATTTGAGGTAAAGAATTAAGGTCTGTTGATGTTTTGAATCTATTACCCGCCACTTGACCTTCAGACGCTCTACCCATTCTAATTAAGTCATTTGGTGTTAAAGAAAACTCACCAATGTCTGAGAGGTCAACATCCATAACCACGGTTTGAGCACCCAATGGAATTCCCATAATCATATAATCACCACTTTCATTAGTTTTAGTGGTAAATTTGTAATATTTGTCGTATATCTCAACAGCAGTACTTCCTGTTAAAGCATCAGTTCTTGATGGTAATGTACCTGTTGCTGCGTGAGTTGAATATGATTTTTCGTAAGGTAATAAGTTGTATCTATATCCATCACTATTTTTATCAGTTGTTGATTTATATGGATATATACTTGAAATAATTGGGTTCGATTGGTCTACAGCTTCAACAGGTATAAAGATAGAAACTCTTGCGTTAGGTAATCCAAATCCATTGTTTGCGGTCACTCTACCAACAGCCACACCATAGTCAGCACAATTTCTTGTGAATATATCTGTCTGTTGAATTTTTAATGACAATATCTCTAAGAACTCAAAATCTTGGTCTAATTCTAAATTGATTGTTTTATTAATCCCAAGCTCAGTTCTTATTCTATATGATTGACCCATGTAATACCTTTAATTTATAAATAGTTTATGTGTTATTTTTAAAGTAAAAACACACTCTTTTTAAATTATAAACTAAACACTCCGAGAATAAACCTATTAGGAGAATGTAACAGATTGGAAGTTTTTGACTGAAACTTTAATATCTTTATTTGGGTACCTAATTTGATACACTTGTGATGGTTGAGCAAAAATTGTATTGTCAACAGGAGCGATTTCTTTAGTTTCAGGGTCAGCATATTCCATAGATGTTTCTGCAGATGAGTATTGACCCCCAACGTTATTATATACTTTTAATCCAGCAACGGTCAATACCCCATTTTGATTTTGAACGATACTTCTAATTTCAGATAAATTTACATTTTGTCCAAGTTGTCTTGTTTGTGGATTCATGTATGTTGAAATCTTATCTACAACGTCAGATATAACTTGTCCTGAGTTTTGTGCGGAATCTAAAACGATTTGAATATCAAAGCTTAAGTCAATTACCTGAGCCGTTAATATAGAAATATAATCGTTCATCATTCTGTAGTTAGACAAATATGTGGCAACATTTTGTCTTAACGTATCAGACACAATACTTGTTAGTTTACCTGACGTATCGTAAGATAAAAGTTGAATCAATATTTTGTTATTATTTTCAGTGATTGAAACCTTTGCAGGTGCACCAAACTCTGAAGGCATGTTTCTAATTATTGATTCATAATCCTGAACAGTAACGGCTCTTTTTTGTGCTGAGAAGTTGAAAGAAACATAGTTTCTAATTTCTTCAAGTGATGGTATTCCCGCCCCACCGATTGCTGCGGTTACGTTATTACATCTTAATGAATTTACTACTGATGAGTTAGTTAATTCAGAAGGACCATTTACGTAAAATGATACAGTTCCAATTTGATTAATAACGTTAGTTCCTAAGTTTGTCGCTAATCCACCACCAACTCTATATTGAACAAACAATGTTGAGTTTGGAGTTAGTGCTGAACCTAATGAGAAGTTATTTGAATATCTTTGTAGGTCTAATGTTGCGCCCACAGTTGTAAATTGGTCTAATTGGTCTTGTGCTGTATTGGTTCCCCCACCAAATGTCATCTTTTTAAATCCTTCTGGTGTATACTCGGTAATAAATCTATTTTGAGTTTGGATGTATCTACCGACTTTAATACCTGGCTGGTCTGAAACTTTTGTAGGGTCTTCAACAAATACTCTATCCTCAGCTAAAGCATCAACTTCATACCATTTATTTGAAATACCTAAAAATTCTGATGTTGATGGGATGTTAGTATATTCAGTTCCACTCTTTAATAAGACACTTGTAATACCTAATACGTTCTTTTCAGGTAAGAACAATTCAAAGAACGGTTTAACATCATTTGGAGTAATCACTCTTTTGAATACTTTAGTAATACCATTAACAACAATTTCTCTTTTAGTAATTGTATAATTAATTAATACATTGTTTGCATTGAAATTAGGTATTTTTAACCTGTTTGGAAATCCTTGAGCATTATATGGTGATGCAAAATCAATATCATAAATGTTTTCAAAAACAATACCTGCACCACTAACTTGTGAACCTCTTGTTAATACACCCAAATATCTTTCGTCTTCTTTATCACCAAACGCTGGAACTGTGATTGAAAAGTCGACAAGCGAAACTGACGGTCTTTGACCAGGAAGTTTTAATCCATAAGTTCGGGCTATGTTATATATTGAAGACCTTTGCTGTGCGTATTGTAACACAGTTTCTTGGATACTTCTATCAATATGATAATGAAGGTTGTCTGCAACCGCGGCATTCAAATCTAAGAACACAGAGAAGACTGATGCATCATTAAAATCTTGAATTAACTCAGGATAATATGTTCTAACATAGTTAAGTAACTCGGTTCTTATCCCCTGATAATCTCTGGTAGTATATGATATTGTACGATTTGCCATTTATATTAAATATTGATAATAACAAAATCACTCTGTGAATAAGTACTTTTGTTTGTAGAGTAGTCTATTTTAATTTTTGCAGTGTATTCTGAAGTACCTTTACCAGGGAATCTATATATTGAAGATTCACTAGTTCCGATTAAATTCTGACCTGTTGCTATATCAACTTCTTGTTGAGGGTCAGCTGGTGTAATTGTTATATTATTTAACAATAAGTTTGGCATAAACATTGCTACCGCATCTCTAATATCAGATTCAATAGCGTTGAATGTTAAACCATCAAAAGGTTCGAATAAAAATTCATATAATCTTGTTCCAAAATCGGGTAAATAATATCTTGTACCTTTTCTTGTCAACAACAAATGAATTAAATCCGCTTTAATTTCTTGGGATTCTAACTCCGTTAATTGTAGGTAATCTCCCTTTCTAGAATCTCTAAATGGAAAATTAAGACCATAAGTAATACCATCTGCCATAACTATAAATATAATGTCCTCTTTTTTCCTTATAAATAGATTAAAATAAATAATCCCGACGGTTGTCGGGATTAATTAATTAAGATGAACATCCAAAACATTCAATTTCAATTCCTTCAGGTTTTGGTGGTAAATTCATACTACTGTAATCTACTTTAGGAACTTCGACGTTAGGTTTAGATTTTTGTATTTTTGATACATCAACCGCTAAGTGTTTAGCTCCTGTTGAAATTGCTTTGGTTCTAACATAATAACATAATGTTTTCAATCCTTTCTCCCATGAATGGAAGTGAGATGATGTAATCTTAGACAACGTTGGATTTGCCATGTAGATATTCATCGATTGTGATTGGTCAACAAATGGCGCTCTGTCAGCAGCCATATCAATAAGCTCTCTTTGGGAGATTTCCCAAATAGTTTTGTACTTATTAATTAAATGTTCGATTCTTTTAACTTTTTTAATATAGTTTTTATCTTCAGGGTCAAGATAATGATTGAAGTTTATGTTTTGAATTGAACCTTCATTTAAAATAATTTCATTTTTTAAATCTTCACTCCAAATACCAATCTTTTCAAAGTCATTAATCAAATACTTGTTTACAATCATAATTTCACCACCAACAACTCTTCTATTAAATAACGCTGAGTGAGCTGGTTCTGTCATTTCAAATGAACCTGTAATTTTTGCAGATGATGCAACAGGCATTTGAGCAGTAAACAATGAATTACAAACACCATACTGTTTAACATCTTCTTTTAAAGTTGACCAATCTAAGAATAAATCAGACTCATTTAGTCCCCACATATCAAACTGAAAAATACCTTTTGACATTGGTGACCCTTCAAAGAATTTGTATGGTTTTCTAATACCCTTCTTACACAAATCATTACTTTCAGTAATAGCTGCAAAGTATATTGCTTCAAATATATTTTTATTTAAACTTTTTGCCTCTTCGGATGTAAAGATATAATCTAATATGTAGAATACGTCTGCCAATCCTTGAGTTCCAATTGCGATTGCTCTTTGTTCAAGACCACCTTTTAATCCTTTTTCTGTTGAGTAGTTATTTTTATCTACAACATTATTCAATGCTTTTACAGCTCTTCTAACTTCTTCAATTAATAATTTGAAATCGAATTTACCGTCAACAATAAAGTTTTTCAACACAATAGAAGACAATGTACAGATTGCTGTAGTCTCTTCATCTGTGTATTGATAAATCTCATTACATAAGTTTGATTGTTTAATCACACCTATGTTTTGATGGTTAGTTTTCTTATTTGCACTGTCTTTAGCACACAAGTAAGGGACTCCTGTTTCAACTTGGGATTCAATAATTTTAGACCAAATCTCTTGAGCTTTAACTTTTCTACCGAGACCTAAATTAACTGCCTTTATGTAGTTTTCTTCGTACTCATCACCGTAACATTCTTGTAATGGTTTAATACCAGCCTTGATAATATCATTAGGACAGAATAGGTACCAATCTTGATTATTCTTAACTGCTCTCATGAAATTGTCAGGAATCCATAACGCTGTGAATAAGTCTCTCGCTCTTAACTCTTCAGCACCTGTATTTTTTTTAATTTCCAATAAGTCTATAATATCTTTGTGCCATGGTTCTAAGTAGATTGCGGCACTACCAGGTCTTCTTCCTTGTTGATTAAAGAATCTCAATGATTCATTAACTATTTTTAAGTACTTTAATAAGCCTCCAGCAAATCCTCCTGATGATTTAATTCTACTTTCTTTACTTCTAATATTAGACATTGATAATCCAATACCCGCAGCATCTGAAGAATACGTTGAAATATCATTCAAAGTTTTTAACAATCCTTCTCTTGAATCGGAGTTATTATAGTGTAGTACACAAGACGCTAATTGAGGTACTTTAGTACCCGCATTAATCATAATTGGTGTTGCCTTTGAAATACGTTGGTTAGATAATGAAATGTAATAATCTATCGCTTCTTCAAATGTATTAGTCACCCATAGAGCAACTCTCATATACATATGTTGAGGTCTTTCAATTACTTTACCTTCAGGTGTTTTCAACAAATACATTTCTTGTAACGACCTCCAAGCGAAATAATCAAAATTGTAATCACCTTCATGATTAATAACTTCATCAATCTTACTTGGGTCATATTTTCCAATGATGGCCATTAGTTCATCATGCACAATACCTTGAGCATGTAGCGTGTGCATTGTATTTGAAAAACTTGGGTCAGTTTCTTTGTGATATGAAGAAATGGCAACTGAAGATGCTAGTCTTGAATAATCATGGTGACTACCTGTGTAAGCCGCAGCAATTTCATATACAAGTTTATCTAACTCCTTAGTTGTAATAAGACCTTCAGTTGGTACTGAAGTAATAACCTTAATGAATATTTCATCAGAATTAACATTCAAACCTTTAGCGGCTCTTTTAATTCTGTTGTATATTTTTTGTGGATTAAAAGACGTGTCTTCTCCCCCTCTTTTTTTAATTTTTAGTGACATCATAAATTTAAAAGTAATTAATTAGAAATCAGAATCAAATGATAATGTTTCATTTAGTTTAGCTTTTTGGTATTCCATCGTTCTTGACTCAAAGAAATTACCCTTTGTTTCAACAGCGATTTGTTCCATAAACTTAAATGGTTGTTCAACATTAAATTCTTTTTTACAACCAAATTTAACTAATAACCCATCGGTTACAAATTCTAGATATTGTTTCATCAAATTTGAATTCATTCCGATAAGTGAAACTGGTAGTGATTCTGTAATAAACTCTTTTTCAATTTCTAATGCAGATAATAATATTTCTCTAATTCTCTTTTCTGTTGGTTTGTTCTCTAAGTGGTTATTTACCAAGTGAATTGCAAAATCACAATGTAAGTTTTCATCTTTAAAAATTAAAGAATTTGCATTACATAAACCTTGCATAATACCTCTTGACTTTAACCAAAAGATTGAGCAGAATGAACCTGAAAAGAATATACCTTCAACTGCTGCAAATGCAATAAGTCTATCTTGAAATGAAGCTTGTTCAATCCAATCAAGAGCCCACTTTGCTTTCTTCTGAACTGCAGGTAAATTATCCAACGCAGTGAAACATTTTTGTTTTTCTTCTTCATTCGAAATGTATGTATCGATTAATAATGAATACATCAACCCGTGAATGTTTTCCATCATTAATTGGAATCCGTAGAAGAATTTTGCTTCAGGGTATTGAACTTCTTTTAGGAAGTTTTCGGCTAAATTTTCATTAACAATACCATCAGACGCTGCAAAAAATGATAATATATTTTTAATGAAATATTGTTCATTCTCAGATAAATTATTCCAATCTCTAATATCGTTTGTCAAATCAACTTCTTCCGCAGTCCAAAATGCTGCTTGGTGTGTTTTATAAAATTCCCAAATGTCATTATATTGAATTGGGAAGATGACAAACCTATTCGGATTCTCTACTAAAATTTTTTCCATAATTATTTTTTGTTTTTTGTATTAAGATTTTTGTTCTCTTTGTTTTCTTTTCTCTAATAGTTCTTTAACTCTATCTCTTTTTCTTTCTTCTTGTTGTTCCTCGAAACCTAAGAAGGTCACTGAACTTTCAGTGTCGATTTCAAGTAATTCGTTATTGAATTTGCAGTTTTCAAATACGACTCCGTCTTTACCAAGACGTGATTTAGTGATGGCGATTGTTGCTAAATTCATCTCCTTTTGTTGAAGGCTTTTAGCCACAGTTATAATTACGTGTCCAACTTGAGCTTTCTTAATTGAACCACCCATTTGGTCAGTTGTCACAACCTCAGAAGAGATTGAACTTCTGTTACCTTGTGTTGCTGTCCAACCTGCAAGGTTAAGTTCGTGACACATGGCTTCAAACCCTCTCATAACTGAACCTTCTGCTTTCCACTCATCTTTAGCACTTGATTCAGGTAATATACAATCAATGTAGTCTACTAACACCAAATCAATTTTTGTACCGTCAGCAATCATTTTTCTGACTTGATTTTTAATGTGATTCATAGTCATAGTATCAGAAGCCAATTTCTTAAGAATTAGCTTATTCTTCATTGTTTCTTGAATCTCAGTAATTTTGGATATAACTTCTTCTTTGTGAAGAGCCAAATTATCTGGTTCAATACCTGTCCATATTGTGAAGTGTTTTCTTTGTACAATCTTTGGATTGTCCTCAAAAAATATTTGAAGAACATTATATCCCATGTTAAATGCTGTGTTCGCAATCTTTGTTAAGATAGTAGTTTTACCTACACCTGTTGGTGCAAGAATAACCCCAATCTCACCTTTAGCCAAACCACCTTTAAGTAGGTTGTCAATACCAGGTATTCCCATAGGTATTGGGTGTCTATAATCTTCATCCAATACTGTATCAAGTCCTGTGAAGATGTCTGAAACATTCTTTTCAATTTCACCAACTTGTAACGCTTCTCTAACTAATCCTTCGACTTTATCATAAGATTCAAAATCACCTTCTGTAATAATCTTCTGAGCTTTATCCATAGCTTTTTGTAACTCTTGTTGTTTACAGAATTTCAAAGCTTTTTCTTGGACAAATGATGTACCCTCAAACGGTGCTTCTTTAACTTGTTTAAGTGTATCCAAAACAATCTTAGCAACCAATTCCTGAGTAATCTCAGACTTTACAATTTGGTCAAGAGTTTCAAAGTTAGGTGTTGATTCATACTTAGAGTGGTACTCTTTAATCATCTGTAAAATGATTTTAAAGTACTTATTATCAAAGTAAGAAGCCTCAATTACATCCATAATAGATGATGAAAAGTCCTTGTCTTCAATGATTTGATTCAGCAACTGAATCTGAAATGTGTTCCCTAAATAATCAAAATTTTTGTTCATACGTGTCCTAAATTATCCCCCCTATATTATTAAATACTTACTTACTCAAGTCAAATTCCAAATACTCGTAAGTTAATTTCTTGTTTGAAAAAATGTCAGTCAATTCACGAAGAACCTCTTTTAAAAATGGTCTTACGTCCACTGTATAACGAACTTTTGGTGGATAAAATTTTCCGTCAAAAACTCTATGACAAATTGTCGTGTCTCCTACTTTAACATAAATGTTAAAAACTTCTGGACCTTCAGTATATGATGTGTTCATAATTGCGGGGTCATGAATAATAGCGTCCTTGTTGTCCAACATATAAACAACTGTTTTCATTTTCAATGCATACTTAAGCTCGTCTTTTAAGCTTGAGATGAACTCATACAATTCAAGTGAGTTTTTTGCCTTTGGGTTATACCCTCTAACGTTGAAAAATCTTTGAACTACAATGTTGTCATTCAGTGTCAAAAGGAATTCCATTTTGGTGCTGTCCTGCTCTTTCATAATTTAATTTTTGTTTGTGTTTCGTTTTTCTTTTCTTGTTAATTTCATAAATGGTGTTAGGAAGTTTACCCAAGCCTCATCGTTCTTAGGGAGGTATTTGAAGAGTCCGTCTTCCATCATCATTCTCATCAAATTTTTGTATCCTCTATCGGTGGGGTCAATTGTGTCGGTTTGGATTTGTTTTACTAACTCAATACCCTCGAAAGTAATGAGTGGTGACTGAAGGTCTACAATCTTTTTATTTACTCTGTAGAAGTCTTCTCCAAGTATACCGCTTTTTGTTTTACCAGTCAAAATATTCTCAAGGGCTTTTGGTTTTTTCTTTTGCTCGTTATTTCGTGCAATATAGAGTAATTCTTCCATAGTGCATGGTTTTTCCTGCAAATCAGGAAAGAACTTTAATAAAGTCTTTTCCCCCAATCCTTCAATCCCTTCGATATTGTCAGACTTGTCCCCTGTAAAGATTTTTGTAATCAAAACATTGTAGTGTGGTATATCAACTCTGTTAATTGTAATCATATCCCCATTCTTATAGTATTGTTTAGATACAGGGGAATAGATTGTGATGTTTTCCGATATAAGTTGTGTAAGGTCTTTATCACCCGAGAAGATGATAATTTTTTCATCGGTTGCAATTTTACAATAATAAGCAATTAGGTCGTCTGCTTCATTGTTATTCATTTCAACTTGGCGTACAAATATTTCCTCAAGGTATTGTTTAACTCGAGCCTTTTGTTGGAGATATGATTCGTACTTGTACTCATTCATATCTTGTCTTCTATTTGCTTTGTATAGTGGGTATAACGACTTTCTCATTGATGAGTTTGAATCCCCATCCCAAAACACTACCACCTTATCGTGATTGTGCTCCTCAAGAAACTTTCTTAAGATGTTGATGAAGTGGTATATCCCCCCTAAGTGGTCACCACCTGCATACATCTCTTTTACCCCATGAAATCCAATTTTAAACAGATTATCTCCGTCTACTAATAATGTCTTAATCACATCCGTGATTTAAAGTGTGAAACAATATATACTAATCTTCTTTTTCTTCTTTTAGGTCGAAATCACCTTCGTTTCCGATGATGTCCTTCCAATAGTCCGCATATTCTTTTTTGTAATTCTCGATTGAAACTTTCTCTTCAGCCGCTTCTTTACCTGCCAAGAATCCGTGTGGTGTAACAATAATCTTTCCGTCTTCATAACCCAATCCGTTGATGTGGTTTTTCATAACAGAGATTTTTGTTCTGATTGCGAACTTAACACTTCTCTTGTCTTTTGTTGCGGTAATCTTATTAGTACCCGCACCTTTTTGGTTTCCAAATAAGAATACCAATGATGAGTTTAACCAAATAGCCTCACCACCTTTAGCCTTAATCTTTGGTTGTCCAAAAGGATTATCAGGTAATTCAACCCATGGTTGGTTTACAATAATTAAGGTATTTTCATATTTGGAATCTGCTTTACGAGACCCTGAAATTCTTTGGTTAATACCCATACCAATTTTGTCTGCCAATGTAGATGCGTTATGTTGTTTACCACCCTTACCTTCGTAAGTCATCTTACAAGGAACAGAACCAACTGAATCCCATAAGAATAATAAACTGTAATCCAACTCACCTTTTTCTTGTGCATCCAACAATGAATTGATGTAGTCAGTAATTTGTTCGATGTAGTCAAAGTTGTTGTTGAAGATGTAAAACCCATCCCAATCCAATTCTCCAGTTGATTCATCAACCACCTCCTCACATTGGAACCCCATCAACTTAGCGTGTTCAAATGACCACTTTTGTTCTGTGATAATAAACACAGGAAGTATATTTTTCTTCTGAGCATCGACCGCAGCTTTTACAAGTGCAGTTGTCTTTCCTGTGTCTGAGTGACCAAGGAACATATTCAAATGTCCGATTGCAGGACCTGGCAAACCTACAGCATCCAAGAAATCAGGACCTAAGTCAAAAAACCTCTGTGGTTTATATTTTGCCGAAGTTGAGAATTTGTCCTTGATGGACTTGAAATCATTTTTCTTAATTGCCATTTTCTATTCTTTTAATATTTGGTAATTTATTCTGTTTTAGTCCTTTATAAAATGTTTCATCTTGTTCATACAAAACTCCAATTTCTTCTTCATGGAAAGTCACTAATCTAAGATGAGTATCTCCTCTCTCATCCTCTTCTTTCAACATACCAAACAAAATAGTATCACCGATTTGTTTACCTCTACCTGAGAAGTAATTTTTATCTTTAAGTTGACTTAGGAATTCATAAGACAATGTTTTATTGTCTCTTAACTGTAAGTCAATTTCTTCTTTAAACGTCATGTTAAAAAAAATTAAAGGGTGGAGGATTCTCCACCCTTGTTATAAATTAAAATGGTAAATCCGAATCTACGTCAGCGTCTGCTTGAGGGTCAACAATAGTCGTTTCTTTAGCTTTAGCTCCTCCGATAGATGTTTGAGAAACTTCTTCGTCTCCATAAACATAACCACCTTTATCATTGTCCCATTTTGGTGTTTTACCTTCAGCAATTGCTTCAAGATATTCAACAGGTTTTTTAGAATAAACATCTAACCAAGTCAATTCATCTGCCACCCAGTTGCTTGCCAATAAAGGGTCTGTGTGAACAGGAGCTGGGTCATCATACATAATTGTAGATACAGTTGTGTACTCTTTTCCTTTTGGTGTTTTAGCCTTAGATAATTCAATGATAAGGTCGCGACCATTTTGAGGGTCCGTAATATCACCTTTGTTTCTCCAAATTGGAATAATTTTGTCAAGAATACCATCATTCTTGTAGTTGTGTTTGAATCTCCAAAATTTTGGACCATCATCTTCGTGGTCTCTGTCGATTACTTTTACGATATAGAACTTACGAGACTTATATTGTTTCGCCAACTCTTTATCTGATTCTTTACCCGTAGACATTAACTCTTCGTAAACCTCATTCAAAGGTGAACGTTCGTTGTCATTTTTTCCTGGGTCATAAAATTTTTGCCATTGGCCACCAACTTGGATTTCGTGGTACCAAGCTTCTTTGAATGGTGAAGAACCATCTGGTGTAGGAAGAATTCTTACTCTTCTTTGACCTGATTTCTCTTTATCCCCAAGGATTAAAGCGAAATACTTTTTCATTCTTTCGTCTTGCGACATTTTCGATTGGGCCCCGCCCCCTGATTGTTGTGATTTTTCGTACTGTGCCAATACGGCGTCTAATGAACTCATGTTTTTAAGTTTTTAAATTAATTAAATTGTTTATTAAATATAGGTATAAATGTGACTTTAGTCAAATAAAAAAGGTGTCTTTCGACACCTCCTTGTTATTTCTTATCTTTTAAATTCGTTGTCGTAACTATCAACTTTTCCAGGTTGAAATGAATTTTTAATATCATTAACATTAATGTCTTTAATATCATCAGGTGTTAAAACATAATCATTTTTTCCTGTCTTTTCCATCTCTTCTGATTTATCATCAAAGAAATCTGAAAGTTTTTGATTGAAGGGGTATGAATCATACGTTCTTAATTCCAATTTTTCTTGTGGCGTTTTTTCTCTGTATTTTTCAATCTTAGCCTCAAGACTATTCAACTTGTTCATTATTTGGTCCATCTCTCCTAATCTTGATTGTAAGTCATTTAGTTGTCCAAATAAATTATTAAAGTATTCTTCTTGTTTTGATTCGATGTTTTTTTGAGAATCTACAAGCTCAGTAATATCAAGTTCCTCACTACCTGATTCTTCTTTACCTTCCTCTGATTCGCCATCATCATCAATCTTTTCAACGTCAGGGTCATTTGCAACATCAATTGGTTCATTACCTGCTGGACCTGGTGGCGGAGGAGGTACTGCATCTGATGGTGGTGGTGGAGGTGGTGCTCCCGCTCCTGGTGGTGGTGCCAATGGCCCCAAATCAGCTGGCGGCGCATCTGTTGGTGGTACGTCTAAAGCTTGCTCAGTGATATATTTGTTGATATTTCTATATCTTTCAATTTCACTTAATATTTTTTTATCTAAACTCATTTTTTATCCGTTTAATAATTGTTTTATTCCTTTAGCTGTTTCTACTCTTACTTTTCTGTTAGCTGTAGTTTGATGTCCTGCTCTTTCGATAAGACCATCTCTTTCTCTAACTGTGTAGCAATCGCCTGTGTCTAAGTCACAAACTTGTTTTGTTCCGTCTCCATTATCTTCTTCAGAATATCTTATAGATTTTCCAAGATAATTGTCTAATGCTGATTTTAAATTCATAAAATTCTTTCTATATAAATATATTGTTATGTTATAAAGTGAATATTGGACTCAATACTGTTTGTTTTAATATTTCTCCATTGTTTGGTGATGTCAATCCATATGGATAATAAACAATTTCCAACCTAAATGCGCCTAATCCAACAACAGTAATTACATTAGTATATTGAGTGTCTGGTCCCCCAATACTACTAAAGCTTGTATTTTCATAATTAGGTTCTTTCAATATATTAGTACTATAAATCCATTGAGTATTAATTTCTTCACCTGGAGGTAAAACAAATTGCATTGTGACATATCCTCCACCAGGTTTTTTAATGTTATAATAACTCCATCCATTGCCATACGTTACTGTAGATTCACTAGCTTTAATGATTGACAATGATTTTTGTGCAAAAGTTGGTTTGGTTTGTGTTGTTGGCACATTAATAACAGGAACTTGCGATTGGTTTGGAGCCGTGTAATATATCTTGAATGGAAATTGTTGCTCAACAGGCTGTTTTTCCCCACTATAAGCCTTTAAAACCCAAACAATATCGATTTCAGTTTTACCTTCATATTTCGGAGTAGTAATAAAATTATATGTTAATATTTGGTCTAAAGTTATATTAAATTCATTGTTAGTTACTTGACCCCCAACAGATATATTATCTTTTTTTATGAGTACTCTATTGATTTTTCCGTTTTCTTCTTGAAGTTCATAAACGCTATAATTCATTACAGCTTGAGAACCTAAAACCCATCCTGTCAATTGAGGATTAACTTTAACATTTAAAGATTGTGTCTTACTTTCATTTAATTGAACTGCAGTTCCAATCAATGTAATTGGGCCTGTTGTTTGAGGATTAATATTACTTGCGTTCTGAGTTGAAGTGGTTGATGGTGATGGAACCAGATTATTTCCGTTATATCCACCTGGAGATGAGGCTGACGCGGCATTAATTGCTGGGTCATATTTGAACAAGGTAGGAGGACTAAATAATCCATTTTCGCTAATAACTGTAACTTTGGTTGATACTACAAGGTTACCTGTACCTAATTTTGGTATGGACAATCTAATTGTTTCATCATTTAGATAAGTTATATCTTTAGCAAGTACTTTAACAAAAATTAATTGTGGTTGTGCTTGTGTAGTTTGACTTATGAAAGTAACTCCTGTTACACTTGATAAATTTCTACCATTTATTTGAAGTATTGTACCTGTATTTCCTGACAATGGGCTGAAAGATGTCATTAATGGAGGAGGACAAGTTTGTGTTGTAGATTTTGGTAAAGGTGTTGGTGTAGGTGTTACTCCTGGCGTTTTACCTTTTGACTCTGTTTTCTTAATTGTAATCTTAAGTTCTTTAACATTATCGGTTGTTGATAGTCCAACTTTAACCGCAGAATTTAATCCTTTAAATAAAGTGTCTTTAACAACTGCATAATCTGCTACATGAGAATCATAATACGCAGGGTCCACATTGTTTTTTGGCCAATAACAAACATAATACTTGGCTAACCCCATTTCTAAAATCCTATCAACATTATTATACAATCTACTTGACATAAAGTTGATGTACTTATCAAGGTCTGTAAATTGAGCCATAGGTTGGGAAGAACTTGACGCGGCATTAGTTTTAACATTAACACAACTATACGATTGTAGAAAATCAGAACTACTAGCCCCCCAATCTAAATTTAAAGATATTGTACCAAGATTATAATTCCACCCATTAAATGAACCAATATCTGTACTAGATGCTGCTTGGAATGTTCTAACGTATGATATACCGTAAATAATTGTTTGAAGTTGTGGTGAATTTGGTAACAACCTTTTCAGAGCGTCGGCAAAAACTATAGGTTGAATTGGTGTTGATGTTCCATTTATTGATTGGAATTTAGCCGTCGCATATATTGGATTCAAGTTACTAACACATGAATTTGTTGTATCTAAACTATTATCCGCTTTTTGTACAACTTGATTTGTTTTAATTTCGTTTGTTGTACCTGTAACAGTAAAGTCATTTTGTTTTATCTTAAGGGCTTCTTCTAATTTTGTTAAAAGATTTTGATTAATACTTTGTAAAAAACTATCAATTGCAGGTAAATCAAATATACCTTGTCTAACTCCTGTAAAAGATGTTTGGAAATTACCTTGTTGTATTGAATGTTGTACGTCCATAATCATGTACGGACCGTTAAACATTGGTACATGTCTCAAATTGAAATACATTGTTGGTTGTAACAACGCATTACCTAAACAAACAACATTACATTTATAACTTCTGTTTTTATATAAGTTATACAAGCTAACATTTTGTGTCGCAGTATTTCTACCTGTAGCTTGGTTAACCATATTCAATTGGGTATTAATAGATTCTGAAGTTGCAACTCCATTGTCTTGTGATACACTGAATGAATAAAATATATTTTGATTTCTAATTCCTAAATCAACTGTAAATCCTACGCATTTATTAGAAACCGCCCAATCTTTTTTACCTTGTTGGTTTTCGAGCAATGGGTTCTCAGATGCTCTTCTCATTTCAAATGCATCATCTCTGAATCTAAAATTACCTTTAGGTAAATCTAAATATTGTGATGGTTTACCTGCGTAGAAACAAACCATTTTTGGACTAGAGTTTCTATAATCAACGTCTAAAAAGGTTCCCCACATTCTATCCGCAAATTGTAAACTTCCTTCCGTGGCGTTAGAATTTGTAGTTCCATCCACATCTTGTACATTATAAAAGTTAACGTATGCGGGTAAATTCATCACATTGAAATTATTTTTTATTAACATTCCACTAATGAATGTATAAACACTCATGGCTTGGTTAAGAGAATATTCTCCTTCATTATCACCAACACCAAACATGTTCTTCATTTCAAAAATATCAACTAATATAGTATCTCCAATGTTTCTAGATGCCCTATCCAAAAACATTATATCTTCAAACAATGTTTTTGTTTTATAATCACCACCCGCAATCCACTTATCATTAAGCGCTTTAAAGACTTCGTAGTTTTCGACTTTACTTTGTTCTCCACTAATTGCGCTTTTTACTGTGCCTCCAGGTAATTGGAATTGGTCTGGTAAATCTTTTCTTACTCTTGTTAAAACTCCATTCAAAAAGTTATTTTGAAGATTTGATTCTTGGTTCAAATAATTAGTTATTTGATTTTTAAACTGAGCAACTGTTAATGATGGTGTTCTAAGTTTTTGAGTTGCATACATTTTAACCAATGGAGCCAATATTACCACATTTTGTGATGTAAACTCTATATTATTATCAATGAAGAAATCTGTAAAGTATGAACCTGTTGAGCTGTAAGTGACTCCTGTAATTGTTGAGAACCCTACATAAGTTAACAATGCAGTCCAAGCCGCGGGGTTTTGTGTTCTTGATTGTGTTAATGAAACGTTAGTTCCCTTTTGTGGTAATGACCCTGGTACATAAGGTTTAAATGCTATTGGGTCGGTAACTTTTTGTGAACTTAAATAAGATAAATAAGAATCAAAAACTCTTCTATTATAATTTGATGGATTTCCATATCTAATTAAAATATCAAATTGCATGAAAGCCTTAATACCATTATAAAATACACTATATTGGCTATTAATTACATTATTAAAATATTCAGTTTCAGTTTGTGTTGATGGTTGAGATGGAACACCCATCAGTGTTTTAAAAATTGATTGGAAGTTTTTAAAATTAGCATTAATATCTATTGGTGATGTTCCTACTAAATTCCCTTGTCCCTCCATATTCGCGTCCACTATTGGTTTAGAAAAATTTAAAAATTCTACTTCAAATTGGTCAAGTATTTTTTTATCAAAAACTGAAAATATTTCTTCAATTTTTGAATATTCATTTACACTCAGCAATGAAAATGGCGATTGGGTATTACCTGATTTAATATGATTTATATATGAATCTGGTTGTGGATAAGCAATTTGATTATTATCAAAATATCCATAATTTGGTGCTGGCCATAAACATCTTACAGAACCATTATAAACATTTGGATTAAATG